ATGCTTGTCATCGACAAGGCAACCGCCTCGTCAAACAACTACACAGAGGAGGTTCGCCCTATCGATAAGCGCATCAAGCCGCTTCTCGACAAGCTGGCAGATCAGGGATGGCGGATCGCTACCGTCAAAAAAGGCTGGATGTGCTATCCACCCGATGAGTCCCTGTCGGGGGTCTTGATCCATAAGACCTCGTCCGACCACAGATGGTATGCGAATACCCTCTCGCTGCTGAGGCAGCGCGGATACAACCAGTAAGCGGATGCTGTTGGGTGCGGGGGAAAGCAAGTTTGCAGACCAGCTTTCCCCCAAACCTAACACACATGCCTTGGCGAACATCCTCCGAAAATTGCAACCATCAAATTGGAGATCAGGAAGGAAATGCCCCTTATGACTAACTGGCAGGCCAGCGTCGCATTCATGAGCGCCCACCCGTTCACCGAAGACGCGGCCTTCGACACCATCGAGGCGCTGCTCACCCACGGCGCCGCGATGAGTGTCGAGCGCGACCTCTCGGGAGGGTCTGTCACCCTCTCCGTTGAGGCTGCGACGCCTTTGGACGCAGCCGCGGAAGCAACCCGTCTCGTCACATCTGCAGCCGAACCGATCCTTGGTTCGATCAGTGTGACCGGGATTGAGGTTCTTTCCGAGTCCGCAGTCGATGCTGAGCTTGCACGCCCTCTCTTCCCGGAGGTCGTCGGTTACGCGGAGATCGCTGACATGGCTGGTGTCTCTCGTCAGCGGGCGCGGCAGTTCGCATCCATCAGCGGGTTCCCCAAACCGGTCATAGAGACCGCTCAGGGCCCGCTGATGGGACGGCACGCTGTCGCCCGGTGGCTTGAAACCCGCAACACCAGCGGTGGCCGCCCGAAGAAGGCGATCGCCTAGCATCACCACACCCAACCTCATCCGCAAATGAGAATCGCACCCCCGTAGCTACGGCTTCGGGGGTGTTCTCGTGTCGGGGGTGGGGACCTATCCTGTCCTGGTGTCTGACTGGTCCCCTACCTCCTACGCGCGCCCGACCGAGTGGTTGCTGCGGGTGTCGGAGTCTCAGGTGCCGTACGCGGTCGTGAGGCGGTTCCTGAAGGGTGATCCGAACCGGCCCGAGGAATGGTTCCGGGTTGTCACGTATGCGCCCACGAGCGAGGCCAGGGAGCTGATCGGGTGGGTGCGATCGTTCGATCAGGCGTGTCAGTTGGGGTGGGACTACCGGATCGCGTTCGAGGAGTGGCGGCATCACATGGCTGCGCGGCGGACGGACAACAGTGTGATGGCTGCAGCGAAACCACCCGCCGGCGAGCTCGTGAAGTTCTGGCGCGAACACCGTCAGGGGTCATCATCATGATGATCACCATGATGATCCACCCCGATGCAAGTGAATCGCGTTTCGCTTGCATGTTCAGGGCGACGGTTCAAGTCCGCTTGACACCCGGATTGGGGTGAGGTCAGGGGGCAGACCGTGTAGGTATCCTCACGAAACATGAGCACCCCTCACCAACGGTTTCAGTCTCTCGACGGGCTCCGAGGTGTAGCAGCCGTCATCGTCGTCGGCTACCACGCACTCCTCATCGTCCCCGCCATGTCAACGATCTACGTCGACAAGACCAACCCCACCCTGTTCACCCCGGAATGGTGGCTGTACGCTACACCCTTGAGGTTGCTCCTCGCCGGCCATGAAGCCGTCCTGGTGTTCTTCGTCCTCTCCGGGTTCGTGCTCACCCTCCCCTTCCTCCACAAGCCACCCACCGGCCGGTCCACGCTCGCCTACTACGGGCGCCGCATCATTCGCCTCTACATCCCGGTCTGGTCGTCTCTGATCGTCGCCTTGGGCCTCGCTGTCCTGGTGCCCCGGCAACCTGGGCAGGGCTGGTTGGGATCTCACCACGCCCCCACCTTAGGGTCGTTCATCCACGACGCCGTCCTGCTGTTCGGCACATCGAACCTCAACAGCCCTCTGTGGTCCCTCACCTGGGAGGTCTGGTTCTCTCTCCTCATGCCGGTCATGTTCCTCCTCATCCGCTGGTTGCGGGCCGACCGGTGGTGGTGGGCGGCGATCCCGACCCTGATGGTCATCTCTGTGCTCTCCCGCTTCGACAACGTGCGCCACGCTCTCCCCGTCGCGTGGCTCACCGCCGACCTGTTGCAGTACCTCCCCGTATTCGGAATCGGCATGCTGATCGCGTTCAACCATGAACGCCTCACCACTGCAGCATCACGGGTGCGCACATGGTGGCCGCTCATCATCGGCGCCCTGCTCCTCACCATCTCCCCAAGCATGATCACCCCACCCGGATACGGTGTCCCGCAAGCGTTCGCCTACCTGCTCAGCCTCACCGGTGTAACGATGATCATCGTCCTCGCGTTCACCAGTCCCGCACGCCGGCCGCTCGAGGCCCGCCCGGTCCAGTGGGCAGGCTCACGGTCGTTCAGCCTGTACCTCATCCACGAACCGATCCTGGTCGCCACAGCCCTTCTCGTCGGTGCAGACGGGTGGTCATGGCTACTGATCGCCGCCGTGACCATCCCGGTGGTTCTTCTCGCGGCAGAGGGGTTCTACCGGGTCGTGGAACGCCCATCCATCGCCCTGTCCCGTCATGTCGGGCATGCCCTGAATGCACGAAAGACCCCCTCGGACCTGCCCGAAGGCAGACCCGAGGGGGCCAGTGTGATCATCTGAGTTTGGTCCCATCCCATGTGAGGATCGGAGAGAACTTGATCGTCCCGTTCGCCATCAGGACACCGATTGGTTTGTGCGGGTCGGTGAGGCCGATTGTTAGCTTGCCCATGGGCGAAGGCGATGCGCTGATCGGGTCGACCAGTGTCACTGCGAGTCTCCCCATGGGCGACGCCGCGATGGATGGGGCCGTGGGATCGGACAGGGTTACGGCGGCTCGACCCATTGGTGACGCACCGATAACGGCTGCGGCCGGATCAGCCAGCGTCACTCCGATGGTTCCCATGAACGACGCACTCAGGAGCGCAGCGCTAGGGTCCGACAGGGTCACGGAGGCTTGGCCCATCGCCGAGGCTGTGTAGACCATGGCCTACGGCTCCGCCTGGATGGCGACCGTCGTGCCGCCCGCCTTGAGGCCCGTGAAGGTGAAGGGCGACGTGACGCCCGCCTGGACGAGGCCGGCCGCGAGCTGGGCGTCCGTGGGGCTCGCCAGGGTGCTCTTGTAGGCGTTGTACGAACCGGCGCCGGGCACGGCCGCCCAGGAGACGGTCGCCTGCCCGTCGGACCCGCCCGCGGTGGTCGGGTTGATGCTGTTCTCGAGCGAGAGGGCGGGGGTGGCGAGCTGGGAGACCCACGGGCCGATGAAGTCGGCGCCGCCGACCTCGAATTGCAGGCTGTCCTGCCAGAACGGGGTCGCGTAGGAGCCCGTGTCGCCCTTGCCGAAGAGGGACACGTCGCCTGCCGTCGTGCCGAGGTTGGCGTTGCTGACGCTCGTGCTGTAGCCGGCCAACGGGGTGAGTGAGTCACCGGCGAAAAGGGCGCACTTGAGCGGGGCCGAGGCCCCGATGGTTCCGAAGACCTCGTAGCGGATCTCCTGCCCTGTCGGGAGGTTGAGGCCGCTGTTGAAGAGCGGCGTGGTGGTGCCGTTCTTGTCGATGAGGCGAAACTTGCCGGTGTTGGACATCTCGATCATGCACATGAGAGCGCCGGCCGTGTCGTTGAGACGCCAGATGTACGTCTCGGAGGCCGAGATCGCGTCGTACCATCCGTAGCCGCTGACGCCGAAGGTCGAGCCGACAGGAACGTTCAGGCCCGTCCAGCGCGCCGAGCATGTTGCACCTGCCGTGGGAGAGAACTTCCCGCTCTTGGAGCCGTGGGCGACATGGGTGTTGTCGACGACGACCGTGCCCTGGGGATTCGCGGAGAAGGGCTTGTCGCCGGAAGGGTTGATCGTCGTCACGGGCGAGCCGACGGCTCCACCGCTCTCGAAGCTCTGAACGTATCGGGTTGCCATGGGTTGCTCCTAGTTGGTGACGACTTGGAGGTCGGTCGATGTGGTTTCGGTGCCGCCGACGTACGTGCCGGCGCCGTGCTCTCCGCCCGACCATGTCCCGCCACGGAAGATGTGGAAGCCGGACACGAGCTGCTTGTTCGCGTCCACGGCCGGGGGTGGGTAGTTGTAGGTGTTGTGGCGGAGGATCTTGAACTTCGTGCCTGTGTCCATGCCGTCCCAGACAGGGTCGTAGATGTTCACGACGGCGCTGGGGCCGTCCGTATCGACGATCATGTTGACCTGATTCGCGTGGAACGTCGGGTTGACCATCGTGATGGTCCCGGTGACCTTCTCGAAGTTCGCCCCTGACTTCGCGTTGCCCGAGAACAGGCAGTCGATGTACGTCGGGTCGGACGAGAGGTAGTGAGCGACGCCGTGACCAGAGCCCGTGTTCAGGAACTGGCAGCGGATGTAGGTCATCGTCACCGACGAGTTGTTGCCGGTGTTCGACGCCGTGACGCCGATACCGTCGAACAGGGAGTCCTTCACGACGGTGCGGATCGAGTGGAAGTTGTTGAATTGGAACGTCTCACCGGGCGGGTACGAAGCGGAGCCCGGGTAGCCCTTCACCGTGAGGCGTTCGATCAGTGCGTCCGTGCACCAGTAGATGTTGATGCCGTTGTAGATGTGACCCTGCGCAGTCGCGATCAGCGTGAGGTCGGCGACGTACGCCTGCGTCGTCTGGACGATGCCACGGCCCAGGCGAAGAAACGTCTCCTGCACCGTTCCACTGTTCGCCGCTACCTGAGCATTCACCGCAGCCGCATGGGTCGACGAGTTGGGCTTCTGAGCGGTCGACCCGTTAACCAGCCCGATGAGCTTGCCACCGAAGTAGGTGTAGACGTTCCCACCCATGGAGAAGTCGCTGTCCTGGAAGGTGCCGCCCTCGAGGTCGATAACCGTATCCGTGGACAGGGCGTTGATCACCGACCGCAGCGACGGATACCCCGGAAGGGTGGAGATCCGAGTCGTCGCCACCGGGTAGGTTTGCGACCCACCGAACGTCACATCCGGGAGACTCTTGCCCCGTAACACTCCCGGAGCGGTGAGCACCCGGAGAACCGTGCGTCCACCCATCAGCCGGCCAACGGGGAATCGGGGTGAGGGATGATCTGGTCACCCGTCGCCATCCACCCAGGACGTGTTGCACCCGCATCCGTGGTGCCGTTCAGACGAACGATCTTCGCGTTCGGACGACTCGTCACAACAGCCCCCGTCCCAGACACCCACGCCTGAGTGGTCGGATCCCATGCCAGGTCGACCACGCTCGAACTCGACGACGCCGTGGGGGCGTACTGGGTGATCGCAGCCCGAACAAACGCTGTCGTTGCGAGAGACGTGTCGTTGTCGGTGGTTGCAGGGGTCGGTGCTTTCGGGTCACCGGCGAATGTGGGCGAGTTGATCGGCGCCAGGCCGAGAATCGACCCGGCATCAGCCTTCGACGCCAGCCCCGACTGTGCCGCGTTCGCCGTCGTCTGGGCAGCGTTCGCCGCAGACTGTGCACTCGATGCTGCCTGCAACGCGTTCGACGCGGTCGCCTGAGCGGTCTGAACATCCACTGCCGCAGCGGCACCGATGTTCGCCGGTGAAAGAACCAGCGCCCCAGAACCATCCGGTGAGACACCGTTGACCTTCGACACGGTGCCCGTGCCACCACCGCCACCGCCACCGGCCCCCACCGGGATGACGAAGTTGAGAGCCTTCTTCAGCGGGTCCGAAGTGGGTGTGATCGTTACTGCCGCGGCAGCAGGATCCGTGGTGGTCGACACTGTGCCAATAGTGAGTTCCATCGGCGATCCCGGATCGCCCTTCGCCAGCAGCGCGGACGAGGCCACATTCACCGGCGCCTGCGTGGTGATCTGCGTGAGCGTCGGGTTCACACCAGCCACGAGCGGGGCGGCAGCGTTGTACACCTTCACGTCGAACGCCCACCCCGTCAACGTCACCCGCTGCGGGCTGTTCGTTGTCGGGTCGGTGTAGGTGAGCGCCCAGTCGACACGCCACTGCCACCCCAGCGAGTTCCCCGCAGAGTCGAGGTTCGCCGTCAGGGGCACATCATCCGTACCGAGCCACTGCAGGGCACCGTTGACCACCTGGGCGGTGATCTTCTGCGGCAACGAAATCTGTTCAGCACCGACAGTGGTCGTAATGACACGCTCCACGTTCGCGGAGAAGATCGCGGTACCGTTCGTACCCACCTGATCCGGTGCGCGCCCCGCATCCACCGTGTCGCCGACACTGACGTAGATGCGCCCATGAACCAGCCCAAACGGGCGGGGGTCGTCTGCCATGATGGCTCCTTCGCTACCGGATCAGAGGGGTAGTTCAGACGTCGCCGGTCACCCGGGATGTCGCGGCGTTCTCGGATGCCTCCTGCTCGGACGGCGTCAGGAGAGCATGCTTCGCGAGCACCTGATCCTTCGACGTACCGTTGCTGGTGTTCACCAGAGCGAGACCGCCGACCGGGATGCCGAGGGACGCGGTGACCTGCAGTGCTGCGGTCAGCCAATCGGGCTGTCCACCCCAAGCGGGCACGGACGCGTAGGCGACCTGGATCGCGCCGATCACGACGACTGCGATGACATACACGCCATAGATGAGCTTGCGTGCGGTCGGGCTCGTGATGACCGAGCCGAGATTGCTGGTGTTGTCGCTCATGGGGTTACTCCTTGTCGATGATGCGGCGGACCTCATTACGGTCCAGGGTTCTTTCAAGATCAGGCTGGGGTGCGATCTCGTTGCGCTGAACACCAGCTGTCCGCAACTGAATGCGGAGATCAGTCACGTACTCACGCAACGCAGCTACGTTGCGCTCAGCACGGTCAGCACGGTCGCGTTCCTGCTCGAGGCGCGTGTACGCCTCGTCACGCTGCTGCACGACGTCGATACGTCGCTTCGTCTCCCGGGCAGACACACCCGAACGGAGTTTCCAGAGGCCCTCGAAGATGTCCTTGACGAACGCTCCCAGACCACCAGCACCCAACAGTGCGATCACCAAGGCGGGGTCGATGTTCTTCACCGCTTCCCCCTAGTGGTGCTTGGAAACTGTGTCTGCCGTCCTCCGTTGCAGGATCTGTCGGACCTTCTCCCGGAAACGCACATGGCCGGGCTCGGATGTCAGGATCTGCAGTTCGATGTACCGGCGTCCGAGGAGCGCCATCATGCACGCCACCAACGCGACCGCAACGATCGCTGTAGGCAATCGGAGTGCAGCCAGTCCGAGGATGACGAAGTACATCGCCGAGCCGAAGAACCCGGCCGAGGCGCCGGGGATCTCGATCACCCAAATGCGGGTGAGTCGGCCGACGAACCCGAGCGCGCCACCGATGAGCAGCAGAGACCCCCAGATTGCGATCAGCCAGGGGAATCCGTACAGGGCGGACTTCACCGTCTGAGGGGTGGACAGGAACGCGCCCACCCCGCCGAGGAACACGGCAAGGTAGGCCGCCATGTCCACGTAGCGGATCAGGGCTTCTTTGAACTTCCGTCGATCGTCGATGGCGTTCGGGTCAGTGGCGACCATGAATCCCCCTCTCAGGGAGTAGGAGGGCTACTTCGGCGCTCGAGCGTTCGTGTAGGAAGAGTCACGGCCCTCGGCGAAGTCGACGAGCTTCGAGAACGTGCCCGGCGCGATCTCAGCCGCCTTCGCCTGCTCGACCGTGTCGTACGTCTGGAAGTAGTACTCGCGTGCGTTCCGCGCCTGCGTCTCCCCATCGTTGAGGTAGAGGATCGCCTTCTGCCCCGGGTCGCGCTGCCAGAAGATGATGATGAAGTTCGGCAGCCCGGCCGCGGGCTGCGAGCAGTAGTAGAGACGGCCGCGCTCCTCGCGGAGGAGCATCTGCTTGATGAGTTCGGTCTGGGCGGCGTTGGACGCGTCCTGCTGCTGGCGGACTTCGGCGAGGCTTGCCATGTCTACTTCATCTCCTTGAGGGGTGTTGTTGATCGAGGTGGCGCCGCTGACCGCCGCCAAAGAAACTCCAGCCTGGACAGGCCCCCGAATGGCCCAGTGCCACGACTCCGACGCGATCGTGTTCTTCAGCCCCGCCTGCCCGAAATACTTCGCGCGCAGAGTCATGTCGAACACAGAGGGGGCGTTGGTGTCCGTCGCGATACCCTGCGTGTGCTCCGACGCCAGAGGGCCAAGGGCAGGGTTCGCAGCCGAAGGGGTCTCACCGCGCAGGTAGCGACCCCACTGGAAGTACACGGTCGAGATCCCCGACGCCGTCTGAGACGCGTTCCGCACATACTGATCCGAGGGCACACCGTACGGGCGCCCCGCCTCGTTGAGGACGATCGTCCCGCCGGCGCTACGGATCTGCGCGAACGCCCACTGGGTGCGCCCGAGGAGATCACTCCCGGGCTCGAACAGGCCACCCTCCCAGGTGACCAAACCTTTCCCATCAATGATCGACATCAGGTTCCCCTAGTTGTCCGCGTTCCAGGAGACGCCGCTGAGCGACGTCCACGTGGCGTACACACCACCAGGCCCCGCCTTGACGGAACCGTCCGCGAAGATCTCGAGCGAGCAAGCACCACCGGCACCGATCGTCACTCGCACTTCCTGCCGGCTGATGCGAAACCCGACCGGGACAGTGGTGATCAGTGTTCCGACACCAGAGCCGGCCGTGGTCTTCCCCATGCCGCTGAGCATCGTGAGACCGTTCTTCCGGCGAATCGCCAGCGACGGATACCCGGCGTTGAAGTCGGACCAGTTCGCCGCATAGGAAAGCGGCACCCACCCGGTGTCTTCAAGCTGACGCACCCACGCACCACCGATGCGCTTGTACGTGTACCCGTCCGTTGTGTCCGACCAGAGGAGACCGTCCCACACTGCTTTCGCACCAGCGTTCGGGATGACGTTCGCGTTCCGTTGCATCGTGGTTCCGATGACATGGTTACCCATCAGCGCAACGTGGGCACCGACTGCGGTCGGGTCCACATCAATGGCTGGCGCGCCACCCGCAACGAACTGCGGCTCGCTTCTCGGACCATACGTGTCAACAGCCATCGGGGATCTCCTATCGGGTTCCTTGGAAGCGCAGAGCGCCAGAAAGCGGATCAGACTGTGTCCCCGACCACTGGTTGTCACCATTGCCGGACGTCACAGCAATGCCCCCACCAGCGGCGAGGGCAGAAACGAATGACAGCGGGAGGGAAACCCACCCGCCGCGAGGATTCAGGGCGGTGGAGTTCGCTATGCCCGTCCACCCGCCAGGCATGTCCGCATACCCGTGGGTGCCGATGTTGCACACCCCGACTTGGGTTCGAAGGGGAAGGTAGATCTCGACCTTCGACACCGACGCACCGGTGAGCGCAGCAGCCACCCGACCCGAGTAGAACCACGCCCCAGACACACTGTCGGAAGCTCGCACATCATTCGACTGCCACCTCGACCGGTACTGACCAGAGTTCGTCGCCAACACCGGATCACCCGGCAACGGTGTCGGCCCACCGCCCGGGTTCGTCCCCGGATCAGTGCCCGAATTTGAGCCGGTGATCCTGCCCTGAATGACACCCGTCGCCCAGTTGACCTCCACCGAATCACCCAGCGTCGGTGTGTACCCAGACCGGTAGAACAGCGTGTACGCACCCCCACCGATCGTGACCGTCGCAGTCGGACTACCAGTGGCGGTGATCGTCCCCACAGCCGGCAAAGCCACCGCGGGACCCGTCACCTTCCACTGACCGGCAGTGCGTTCCATCTGAACCGTCATGCCCGGAACCGGCGGAGTGAACCCAACACACGGGACCATGATCGTCGTCGGTCCGGTGTTCACCTGAGCCAGGCTGCCCATCATCTTCACGAACACAGCCGTGCGACGGTCAACATCTGGGAGCGCGTTCAACCGGTCCTTGAAGATGTCATCGGCGTCTCTCATCCGAAGGTCCTCTGCACCTCAAGCGTCACATCCATGAGTGCCGCGTTCGTCATCCGGTACTTGATCAACCGGCCCTGCAGCGGGCGTGTGTGCCCGGACACGGCAAGAACATCACCGAGCTCGAACACCGGATTACTGATACAGGTGATGGGGACTTCGTACGTCTGCCCACCAATCGACTGAGTCAGCAACGACTGAGTCGTCGCGTCCGCCGCAGCCTGCGTGGTCGGCACCGAGGACGTGTACTGCAGGGTGTTCTCCCCGTACAGTCCACTCGTGGACAGTGGCCCGTCTTTCACCTCGGCGACCGAGTAGATCGGGTTCCGGTTCGCGTCTTCGAAGACACCGACCACACAGTTGTAAATGTTGTCGGTCTCGACCTGATAGCCGACGTCGATGATGGTCCCGTTACGACCCTTCGTCAGCGTCCCCACCGGGTCGCCTGCCGCCTTCGGAATCCCATACCACTGACCTGCAGGGTTGATCGCTCCGATGCATCCGAGGTTGTCCCACAGCAGCTGAACACCTTTGAGTCGACCGCCACTGCTGGTGTCGTACGTGATCCCTGTAGGAAGGACAGCATCCGCCACTGTCTGCACAACCGTCATCCCGGTGACGCGCCGCAACTCCGCATACGTGGATGTCACGGACGGTGGTTGTTCCGGCGAACGAAAGCCGCGCCGGCGGACGTAATCCTCAAGGCCCGCCCATTCGATCTTCACGAACGAAGCAACTACGAACTTCCCGTAACGGGTGTCCGCCCAGTAGTCGACACCAGCGGGGACCGTGCTGAGGCGCGCCCACCCCAGGGTGACCAGTTCGGTGAAGTCGCCTGCCTGGATCTCCATTGTCAACAGCAGTCGCGCCCGAAACGGTGACAGAACTCCCTGCGTCCCGGACGGGACAAGAGACTCCCCAGACACCGACTGATACGAAATCGTCGCAGACCCCGACAGTTTCACCTCTTGGCTCAGGTCACCCTCAAGCTCCCACTCCTCCATCTCTAGGCCCTGCAGCACACGATCCGACCCGTGGAACACATCCACGAACAAGCGCCGACTGTGCGACCCAGTGAGGACATCATCCAGGGCTGCCGTGCGGGCCCTCATCAGGCGCTCCCGGCGAACTGGTACGCCCGGTTCGCATCCAAACGGGTGAGGAAGAACGAATTCAACGCAGCCCGCGTCGCGAACGCCGCATTCAAGTCAGCACGGGTCAGCAGTGGCACCACCAGTGCCGGGGTCGGCGGGGACACTTCACTGCCCGTCATCCCATACGCGATCTTCTCCCCAGTGCCAATCGCATAGTTCTGGTCCTGCTCGGACAGCTCGAGGATCCCGGCGAAGAACGGCCGCGGCAAACGAACACGATCGTTTGCGCCGATACGGAAACAGATCACCGGTGTGGTGCGGGTCCCATAGGAACCGAACATGGCCTGCAGCTTGTCGGCCTGCACGATCGAGTCCACGATGACGTCCAAGACGGCATCCTGAACACCACGCCGCTGACCGGACACCACCACACCCACGGTGCGACCCTCGGGCCAGACAATGTCGCCTTCGTGAGGTCGCTTCACCTCACGAGCCGCGGTCGCCCTGAACGCCACAATGGTTGCCCCCTGCGGGTCAAGCGGGTTATGCACCCACGTCTCCGCCACAAACACGGTGGTCGTCGCAGTGTCCGTGAACCCGAGCGACAACCCGGACGAGTTGAACATCTCCGCCCGGTACTGCACCGGCACACCGAACGGAACCTCGAAGTCGATACGAGACAACGCCCCAGCCACAGCGGTCTTCACCGCGCCACGCACGAGGTACTCACGACCACCCGCGAGACGGTACACATCCACGGCGGTCGTGCCCGCGGCGAAGGTGTTGAACAGCACCTCCACGCGCGGGCACGGGGCCGCATCAGTCGACACGTTCAATGTGGGAGCGTAAGCCATCGTTCACCTCTCACATTCGAGCGCGTCGTGTGCGTGCGGTTTCGTTCGCGTTCACAACGATCTGGGCTTCCCCATTCGCCATCTCGCGCAGCATCCCGAACAGTTGACCGTCCATGTAGATCGGACGATCCGACGTCTTCACTGTCACGGTGGGCGCCGAAGCGAACGACGACGCCGGCACGTAGGTCGGCTGGATTTGCCCGCCACCCGCGTACCCACGGATCTCACCGCCACGGTTCATGTACTCCATGGCCGCGAGGTTGTTCGGGTTCGACGCAGCCTTGGCGGTGTTCATGTACTCGCCGTTGGACGCCCAGATCGGGATCGAGTCAGACGTCCCCGTCCCAGGCCCACTGATTCGCCCACCCGTAGCGAAACCCGGACCATCTGAGGCGTTCACCTTCGCATTCGAACGAGTGACGATGTTGACGATCCGTTCCGAAGGGATCGAAGCCAGCCACTGGTTGAACACGTCGATGTTGTGCTGCGCCTGCGCTGCGTCCGCGAGTATCTTGACGGCCTTCTCGTCGGGGATCCGGTAGACCTGGTCAGCAACCGCCTGGGCTTGCGCAGCAGTCCCGCCCAGAGCTGTGATGTTGTCGATCAGTGCCTGTCGGCCAGCCTGCAGATTCGCGACATACGACTGCGAATTGTGGTCAACCTCGAACTGGGCCTTAGCGGCAGCCTGTGACTTCTCGGCCAAGTCGGCGAACATGTCCACGTTGCTTGCGCCAGCAGCGGTAGCAGTGTCGAGCGAAGTCGAGTACCCCTCGGCACCTTCCTTGGCCTTCTTGATGGTGTCCTGGACCTTCGCCAGCGCAGTTTGATATGCCGAGTTGGTGGAGATTGCGTCTTGCCCGACACCGTTGGCCTTGTTGATCTCGTCGACCAACTGAGAAATCTGGTCTCCGAGTTCCTGAGCGCCTTTCGCTGCGTCGATATACGCCGTGGCCGCGGTGGACGCGCTCGCGGAAGCGGTATCGCTCGCATCAGCGGAGGATGTCTCTGCCTCTGCCAGCGCTTCCGCTTCAGTCTTCGCCTGGCTCATCGCAGCAGCACCGTCGCCGACGACCGAGCCCAACTTGGCTCGCACGTCGATAAGGTCTTGAGCTGTGTACTTGCCCTTATCGAGGCCGTCGATGTACTTGCTCTCACTCTTGTCGAGTTCGTTGACCGCAGACTGAACCCGCTTCAGCGCCGCTGGCTGCTGCAAGTACGCGTTGATGACGTCGTTCGATGCAAGGCCGAGTTTCTTGGTGAGCTCGAGAGTCCCATCCTTCGCAAGCTTGTTCGCCACGAATTCCCGAGTGTTCTTCGTAATCGCGCCAGTCTCTTTGTCGAGAGTCTCAGCCAAAGATGAGGCATCCGACGCAATCTGCGCCTGCTTCTCGCCAAACTCCGCGAACACCTGGATGAGACCCGCCACGACGAGAGCGATTGCACCACCAGCGAGACTCACCGTCCGCATCGACGTGCCGAGGGTCTCGAGGGCGATCTTCATCTCCGCGAGTTTTGGCACGAGGGTCAAAGCACCCCCACCAATGAGACCGATCGCCGCGACGACAGCCCCGCCGGCAAGAACGACACCCTGTGCAGGCGCCGGGAGCTCGCCGAAGGCCGACACCAGCCCCGTGATCGCCTGAACCGTCTCCCTCAAGACGTCGTTCGCGTTAGACCCTGTATTGATCAGGGCGGTATCGAATGCGGCGCCGAGTTTCTTCAGGTCGCCGTTGAGGTTGTCCATCTTCCCGCGCGCCTGCTCGGCCGCGAATCCGGTGTCGTTGACGCTGTCGATCCATCCCTTGATGCCCTTCGAGCCCTCCTTGTAGAGGACATTCGCGGTACGGATGGCATCGGAGCCGAAGATGATTGAGAGAGCAGAATCGCGCTGCGCCTGCGACACCCCGCCAAGGTTCTTCTGCAGCTGGCCGGCGAGGTTCGTGATGCCGACGAAGTTGCCCTGAGCGTCGTACGCCTGGATGTTGTACTGCTTCATCGTGTCCGCCGCCTTCTGTGACGGCGACGCCAGAGACAGCAGCATCTGCTTGAACGACGTACCAGCATCCGACCCGAGAAGACCAGCGTTCGCGAACGCTGACAGGGTGCCCACCGTGTCATCGACACTGAGGCCGAACTGCGCGGCGACAAGACCACCCTGGTTCAGGGCCTGACCGAGCTGGTCTACGCCGCCGAGTGCCTTGTCGGCCCCGGCCGCGAGAAGGTCAGCGACGTGCGGTACGTCCTTACCCTGCAGTTTGAACTGGGTCAACGCAACGGCAGCGATCTCAGTTGCCTTACCAACCTCGATCTGCCCAGCAGCAGCAAGGTTCAGGGCGCCAACAAGACCACCACCAAGGATGTCCTTGACCGACACACCCGCTTTGACGAGTTCGGTCTCAGCGTCGGCCACCTGAGTAGCGGAGAACCCGATCGCCTGGCCCATGTTGAGCGAGGCGTCGCGCAGTTGGTCCATCTCGCTGGCTGTTGCATGAGACAGGGACTGCACCTGCGACATCTGGGCGTCGAAGTCAGCGAACTTCTTGATGGCCAGGGCAACGCCAGCAGCGGCGACGGCGCCCATAGCAATCGCCGCAGTGCCGATCTGCTGGAACGCTTCCTTCTTCTGACCGAGCTTCTCCGCCTCGCCACCGGTCTCGCGGGTGGCCTTGGCGGCCTTCTCCATCCCGGAGATATAGCCCTGCACTTGGGCGACAAGGGAGACCTTTACGGTGCGATCGGTCACGATGGCCTCCCGTCACGGCGTTGTGGAGTTGTAGAGTTCAGGGCATGACGTACTTCGGGGATTCAGAGGCGAAACCGCCCGCGCCCGAGCGGTCCGTAAGGCCGGTGTGGGTCACCCTGCTGGGTCTGGCGTCGATCGTCGGGGGCGTCGGGTTCGTCGCGTTGGCCGTCGCCTTGGCTGCGAGTTCGCCAGCTACTTCCGCCATCGCCCTCGCTGGGCTCGCCATTGCGGGGGCAATCGCGTGCGCCGGCGGATACAGCTACTTCATGCGGGAGCGCTAGCTACTCGAACGTTTCCCGCTCGACGTAGAACTCCGCCCCCTTGGGTAGATCCTTCGTCTTCTCTCGGAGAAGATCGACCGCAGCTGCAGCGTGATTGACGCGGTAGCCGGCGCTGTACCTGACCGCATCAGCACCGGTGTAGGTCGGGTCCGCCTTCTCCGATGTTGCCTCGCTGATGGATTCGCCGTACTGGCCCGTGTCCATCTTCAACAGCATGTGTGCGGTGAGCATCTCGCGGTCGTTCTCATCGAACTCCGGTTCGCGCTGCACGACGGTCCGAACGAGTCGACCTTCACCGTCGTACTCGCACTCGTGAACCTCGATTGGTTCCCACCCCGACAGGCGCCGTGGCGAGACCCCCATCTGCAGCGCTAGTTCGAGCCGGTCTCGATCCCGGCCGATGCTTTTTTTGCCGCGAGAAGCCGCATCGTCGGCGCCCACTCGTTGAGGTTCCAGATCGCGTCCCGGATCTCCGTCATGTCATGACCGGAGAGCATCGAGAACAGGTCGTCCCACTGCTCATCGGTGAGGGTGCGCGACTTGCCATCCTCAGCACACCAGCCGAACGCATGCCCACCACGCTGAGCCTTCGCCGCCGCCCGCGCGGCAGCGTCGACGTTGTACCCGTAGGTGAGGTCCAGCGCCGACTCCCCGCGAGAGGGGTTCTTCGCGATCACGTCAGTCCAGAGATCGCCAGGCAGCCGCTCAAACTCAAGCGTGAGAATCGCGTCGGCAGTGACGTCTTTCAGCGCATCGATCTGTGCCTGAATCTCCTCCGACCCATCCGACACTCCTAGACGCTGGTCTGCGTTCGACGCGAGGTCATCCATCTGCGCCTGCAGGGCCGCGATCTCCTCCGAAGACTCCACATCGAGCAGCACCTCCACCTTGACCGTTTTCGGCGGCGCGGCCTTCCGCTTCGCCATCAGTTCCTCAAACGAGGGCATACCTAAGTCCTTCCACCCTTCCACCCATGAAGAGAGATGCGCCTGGCGGGGTACAGGGTGGGAGCACCCCGCCAGGCAGTCGAAGATCAGACCAGCGCGACAGGCGGTCCAACCACGGCCGCGATTGCAGCCTTCTGCTTGATCAGGAACTTGCCCGCGTTGTTGACGGTCCCCAGGTTCTGGGCACCCAGCACCACCTGGACGACACGCACCTTCTGTGCCGCAGCCGCCAGAGTCGCGTTCGGCGTCGAGGTGCGGATCACGAAGTTCCCCGCGATGGTTGTCGCCGGCGGCGTGGGCGCGAGGACCACGTTCGCGGACTTCGCATCCGTCGACTCGACGTACTCGAGGTCGAGGGTGACCTCGTTGGTGTCCAGCGATTCGAGGGCCTGAATGAGACCGAGACGCTCGTCCTTAGTAGTTCCCTGCGCTCCACCGAAGTTGAACCCGGCAGGAGTGAACGAGTACGTCACCCGCGTTCCGGCGCCCACTTCGGTCACCTTCGGGGCGGTGGGGTCTGCGATCGTCGGGACCCACCAGATGGTGGTGTTGCCCTTCTGATCCAGTGCGCTCGGGGGAATGAGCCCCTCTGCAACGTCAGCCATAGTGGCTCCTTTCTCTCCCCGACAAACCGGGGTCTTCGGTTAGCCCTCCGGGGAGACCGAAGGGAGCATGAGGCGACCCGCTCAGATGGGGTCGCTGTCGAATTCGAAGAAGTCCGTCGCCACGAACAGGGGCGGCGTGACGGTGTCGTCCTTCGTTGTGGGCTGGCCACCTGCGTGGCGGATCAGGCCCAACTGCCGCCCCGGCACCTCGAGGTGAACGTTCATCACCTGAGCAAAGACACGCTCAGCAACGAACTGGGCTTGGTCACGGGTCGCTCCGACTGACCGCACGCCAGCACGGAAGGTGGCGGCAACCTCCGGCCCGGTGAGCCTGTCCCCATACCGATCACCGCTGTTGAATGTGACGACGCAATAACGATCAGGGGTCCCGGTGACGTCGCCGTCGAACGTGGTGTCGGCGAGTTCGTCGTCAAGTCGGATCTGGGCAAGGAACGCGTCAACGTGGGCTCTGATCACAGGTTGCCCTTCTTCCTGGCGTCAGCCTCGGCTTTCGCGAGTCCTTCGACGAAATCCTCTTGCTCTCGCTGGAGCGCGCCCAGACCGAGGCCTTGCGGCGGGTTGTGGACCGAACCGAACTCGATGAGGTTTCCCAGCGCCCCCTGCGGTCGGGCCTTATCGGGGCCGATCTCGGCTTCGATCTGAGATCCTCGGACAGCGTTCCCACCTTTGAGGTCGTAGGTGATTGAGTACGGAAAGGCGGGCGCGTGCGCCATTCCCTGCGCGTTCTGGCGCCAGTCATCGCGGACGTTGCGTGCGCCGACTTCTACCGCTTTTCGGACGAAGGGCCCGATGTTCTTCGGGACCTCGCCCAGGTCCGCGGCGAGCTTGTCGAACTCGGAGAAGTCGACGTCGAATCCGTCGCTCATGATCTCTCCTCGATGCGGAACCGACGCAATGTGGCGTACGTCTGTCGTTCCGCAAGCCCTTCGATTCGGAATTCGGTTCCAACGGATGCAGCATCGAACTCCGATGATGTGATGATGACGACCTGGCCGGTTTCGACGTCGCCGCTGGTGCCCATTGGCAATCCCAGCTCGGTGCTCTGGAGGACGAGGTTCTGCCCCACGGCGTCGACGTCCTCCGGGAAGATGTTGACCGCTTTGAGGGCGCAAGGACCGTCTGCTTCGCCACCAGGCGGATACACCTGCACCTCAACGATCGGATAGTTTCCGTGCTCGTCGAGGGTGATCGACTTGGTGCGACGGACGATTCGGCATCGGTCGGTGAGTCGGGATTCAGCGCGACGCCGGCCCTGAGCTGCCTGTGCGGGTGAGACCATGCTTACCTGCCCAGGGGGATCGAGTACATGCCGTTCGCTGCGGCGCCGGGCGCTGCGGGGAGCAGGTCGGCAAGCTCAGAATCGGCAAGGTAGAGGAGGCCTGAAGACATTGCTGTGTCTACGGTCTGGTTGTAGGTATCGTCCGACCACTGGCGCAACGCTTCGGGATTACGGAGGACACGGATGACCATCCAGGAGAGAACCCGGACAACGTCTTCGGATTCGATGTATCCGGGCTGGTCTGGGTTCAGACTCATCCGAGCTTGAATGCCGGGCACGTTGCGGCGAACGATGCTCCATGCATCGTCAAGCCACTTCGCTCCGGCGGTCTTCTCGGTATCGGTGAGGGGGCGCTCGAAACGTTCGATGACGTCCTGGATGATCGCCGGGTTAGTCACGAGCGCCCTCCTGCCGACTACTTGACGATCTCGGTGGTGCCGAGGTCGATGTTGTGCTTGATGCGGACCTTGCTGCCGTCCGGCTTGACCGCGTCGTACTCTTCGACGCGGTGGTCCTTCGCGTCGACAGCTGCTGCGGGTGCGGTCGTCGCCGGCTCGACGGGGAGGACACCGTTGACGGTTCCCTGCTTCAGCGCCTCCGCGGAGGGCTGTGGGACGACGGTGGAGGCGTGCTCCGTGGGGTCGGTGGTGTCGGCGGGTGCGTCGCCGGGGGCGACGGTGGAGAGCTCCTCGACGTTGTCGTCGAGGGTCGTCTCTGCGGGCTTTGCTGCACGAGGCATGATCGATTTCCTTTCTAGGTCAGCCGTTGAGGACACCGGTGAGGCGGGCTGCACCCTTGCCGGCGAACACTGCGAGACCGCAGTAGAACTCGATGCGGGTGCGGTACACCGGCTGGGACTGCAGGAAGCCGAGGTCGTCGACCATGACCCCACCGTTGGTGAGGCCGGTGACGCCGCCATCGGTCTCGTCCTCGCCGAACTTCACCGCGTAGATGGACGACGCGAGGGACGAGGATCCCTGGGTCTCGGTCTGCGGGAGGATCGCCGTACCGGCGTTGTTGTTGCCCGGGTCGAGGATCGGGATGCCGTTCCACGTGACGACGCGCTTGCCGGTGAGGTCTTCCTTGACGATGTCCACGCCGCCGATGCGTCGGCCCGCGGAGCGGACCTTGTTGACGATGTTGGAGTTGGCGTAGATGGCGCCGTTGGAGGCATCGATTCCGGGGACCGCGGCGAGGAGGTTGTCGAGCTGGTCGAAGAACGCGTTGGCGTCCGAACCGCCGTTGCCGACGACGGGGATGCCGTTGGTGCCGGCGGAGATGACCTGGGAGCCGGTGAGACGCTTCTTGAGTCCGTCGAACGACTTCGTGTCAACGGTGACGTCACCGTTGAAGAAGGTGTCCTGGAACTTGTACGACGCGGCCTTGACCTTGAGTCGGGTCTGCACGGCGCGCTGGTCGTTGAGGTTGCCGCGGGTCTGGACGATGAAGCGGTCCACGTCGGCGTCGCCACCGAGGATGACGAGCGACTCGGTGAGCTGGTTCACGGTACCGGTCGACTCGGTGTAGGCCTCGTTGACGGCACGGAACGCGACACCGGGCAGGGTGGCCTCGACGTTGTACGCGTACGCGTTGCCCTCGATCGGCATCAGCGGGATGCGGTCGAGAACAGGCGAGAGCTGCACGAACGTCTCGATGACGCCGCGCTGCAGGTCGTTCTGCGACAGGAGCGCGGACTGAGGAAGAGTGACAGCCATTGTGGCTGCCTCCTTTCAGGTAGGGCTCCCCGCGTCCGCGTGGAGCGTTTGTTATTTCTTGGTGTTCTTCGCGTAGGCGGACCGCATGCGGTCCAGCCCCGGCTGAACATCCGGCGTCTTGCCGGAGCCTGAGGCGCCGATCCCAGCAGTGGTGTAATCGGCGGTGGTGTCGGTGTTCTTCAGCAGATACGGCTTGTCGGTCTTCAGCTGCTCGAGCAGCTTCTTGACCTCACCGGTGTCGACTTCGTCGTCGTCGGACACGTCGACGCCGGCGAGCTTGTCTGCGGGGAGAAGGGCCAGCGCATCCGAGGGGGAAGCGAATCCGAGTTCCGCCGCCTGGGCGCGCACCTCGGAGGCACGCAGCTTGACGGCGAACTTCTCACGGGCTGCCGTCTCTGCCTCCCGCTGTGCGGTCTGGCGGATCTTGTCCTCGTCGGGTGCGCCCGCCTTATCGCGAGCGTTGATGAGTTCCTTGATCTCGTCCGGGGTGAGGCCGAGGTCCTTGTATGCCTTCGCCTCTGCCCGGGATGCCCGTTCGCGTGCCTTCAGCCGGTCGAGAGCCTGCTGCCCGGCATCGCCAAGGCCTTCCTTGTCGGCACCTTCACCATCAGCGCCTTCACCGTCTCCGCCTGCCCTGTCACTCCCGTTGCCGCCTTCACCGTCCCCGAAGCGAATGCCTCGGAGGTCGTGGAGGGTGCGGCCGATGACGGCCATGCCGTCAGCGTCGACGATCGTGGGGAATGGGTTGAGTTTGCACATGACGGATCTCCTTGCGAGACGGTGTAGGCACCTTGCGTGCCGGTGGTCTGGCGTCCTTGCGACGTCAGAGAATGTGGAGCAGTCGGGCGAGCTCGCGGACGCTCTGAGGAGCGGTGTCGAGCTTCCCGATCTCGCGGGCGTACATGTCGTCCGCGATTTTCCGCATGCCCGGGGTGAGGCGCGCGGTTCCGAACGGGTTGCGGTTCTGGTCGACGGCCTGCTTCACGAGGTAAGCGTTGTGCAGGCGCCGTTCCGCGGCGGTCTGAGTGGCCGGTTCCAGGAGGTCCCTGTTCCCGGTCACGAGGGCCTTCTGATACGCGCGCGTTGCACCCTTGCGGGTCCCTCCGCGGCCCAGCTGCCCGGCGTAACCGAACCCGACGTTTCCGATCAGGTTTCCGCCGGCGTTCTGGGCGCCGGTGATGAACCCGTTCGTTTCCATGAGCCGGATGGCGTCGTCACGGTTCTTCGCGACGGCGAAGATGTCGTCGATCGTCATCTTTGATGGGGAATCCCACCGTCGTGCCTGCCATCCACGGTTACGGCCGGCAGTGTTCTTGAGCACGTCATCGGACAGGCCGCGCGATCGGACGTTGACGACCCGGTAGATGTCACCACCGGAGCGGATCGCTTCCGCATCGTTCTTCCCGAACAACTGGTTCTGGGTCTTCTCGTCCAGGCTGTGGAAGTACTTGTACGGGTCCACAGTGAGGTCTTCAGACACGGACTCGTTCGTGGGGATGTGCCTGCAGTCGCACCGGTTGTGCGATTGGAACCCCTGGTTCCAGCGGAAGAACTTTCCCGCCAACGTGATGCAGAACTTGCATGAGGGCGGATTCAGCATCCGCACCCATCCCTGCACCTTGGGGCGCACCGTGTACCCGGAGGCAACGGCCTGCCGGTTCGCGTCCCGGACAGCGTCCAGGACGGCAGTGGACAGCCAGATGCTTCCCTGCCTGAGGGCGGCATCTGTGCTGTATCCCTGACCGACCGCAGTCTTTGACTCGTACACGGCACCTGCGAGAAGCGACTCGAGCGGCCGTCCGTCACGGGTTCCGCCGGCGAAGCGTGCGGGGTTGACGTCAGCCACAGCCGGGGCGGTGATGCCCTGCTCTTCGAGCACAGCCGGAACATAGTCGAGCCCGCCAGCAGCGGCAGCAGTCTGTCCTGCGATCACAGCCGCGAACACATCCGGGGAGATCGACGACCACGACAGGTCGAAGTTCACACCCATCTGCCGCCACAACCGCTCCACCTGCTTTGCAGTGGAAACGCTGATCGCTTGCTGCTGCCGGTAGTGATCAACTGCCGTTGTTGGAAGTGCCATCGGTCAGCTCCGTCTGATCAGCCACCGGAGCCACCGACTGACCGGGGGCAACCTGGAACGACCGTGCAGCGTTGGCGAGGGTGGATGTGAAGGACTCGTCCTCCATGTGGTCCATCCAGTCATCGACCTTCTGCTTCGTCGCCCCGGGGAGCATCGCGAACGCGTCCCGGTGGGGGAAGTCGACAGCGATGAGCTTCTGGATCCCGTCGACCACCTGGGCGAACGACTTCGCTTCCGCATCGGCGTAGTTCATCTCCGCGTCGGGGAAGTCCGACTCGAGGCCGGCGCACTTCGCGCCGCGACGGAAGATGCCCTCGTTCGCTTCCGCTCCGATGAGCTGGATCTCCTGCACGAGAGACGCAAGTGTCGACTCGGCACCGGTCAGTGCGTCACCGGAGAGATTCGCCATCCGAGACAGGAGGTACTGGGGCGGAATCTGGCCGGTCGCGAAGAACTGGGTCAGGAACTCCCCAAGCACGGTGATGTAGTTCGACAGGTTCGACTCAGGGAGATCGAACACCTTCGTGTCACCACCAGGGAAGGCGAGGAGCCGGTCGACGCCGATTTTCCCGGCCGCGGTGACCTGGGGCATTGGGTTTCCGTTGCCGTCGAGCTTGAAAGAGCCGTCCGGGTTCTTCTGGAAGACGACGTTGCCCTGCTCGTCACGTACAACCGGGTCGAATCCGACAACGATGCGCTGCCGGAACGCACTGAACTGCATCGCCAACAGGGTGTTGAACCGGATGGTGTTGATCGCGTCCTGCTGCGGGATCAGCGGGTCCATCGGCGACCAGGTGCGGCCCATCGCATCCGGGCGGTAGTCGAAGGTGACGAACGGGTTCTCACCCATCGGGTGAGTTCCGTCAGCCACAACCTCGAAGTCGGCGTTGTTGGACTTGCCGCCCTTCTCGAACCGGATCATCGACGTGTCGTCGTACACGATCCCTACCGTGCGGACCGTGCCCGGCGTCCCTGTGGGGAGGACCAGCGCACCAGCGGCGAGCGAGTAGTCCTGCACGGTGAACACCTTCACCGACCAGGCAGCCGTGAACGGGTCATCCTCCGAAGGGTGCACGTAGACGAGCTCGTTCGACTCCGGGCGGACGATCGGCCGAGCCTTGACCTTCGTGTTCGGCCACACTGACACGATCCCGCGGCCGTGCATCATCATGTCGCGATACGGGAGCGCCTGCATCGAATCCATACGGTTCGACTGCCACACATTCCGCCACAACGTCTTGTCGAGGTTCTCGTCCACATGGGTGACGAAGGAGTCGCCTCGGAGTCGCTGAACAGGAGACCCGACCGCGAGAGCGATCCAGTTCGCGATCGCCTGGTCCTGCAGATCCGTGTACTCCTCATTCACACCTGCAGGGGCGAACGGACGGTCATGATCCCCACGGAAGTACCGCTCACGCTTCTGCTTCGCGTTCAGCGACTCCTGAAGCTCATGCATCCCCACAGCGAGGCGTTCCCGGGCGGTGATGACGTCCATGAACACCTCCCGGTTAGCCGATCTTGTAGAACGTGGTCGAAATCTGTGACGTCTTGCGCCGGCCGAGATCATTCGCTGCGATCGCATCATTCACGGCCTCATGCGCCAGCGCGTCGGACATGACGATGTCGATCTTCTGGTTGTCCGCCGGTTTCCCGAGGATGTAGGTCTGCCCTGCACGGGCACGCATGACCGCGTTCCGGTAATGGATGTCCGCATCGGGGTCCGCGTCGAATGACAGCCCCGAGGTGGGGTTGATGATGTCGGTCTTCAATCGCTCGAGCGCCGCATGCATCGGCTTGATCCGGTACGTCGGCCACTCGAAGACGACCCGGTCGCCGTACTTCCCTTGGAGGAAGTTGACCTCGCTGGCCCACAGTGGCGGGTCCAGGTAGGCGCGGACGACGTCGTACGTCTGAAACACGTACTCGAACGCCGCCATCACCTCGAGGCGGGGAATCTTCCCGCCGGTCAGTGCCGGATTCCAGATCGTTCGCCGGCCGAGATGATCCACGGGAGTGAACTTGTGGAAGTCGAACGTGGACAGGCGGATCGCAGACCAGTCATCCACGTCCGAACCGTCGAACCCCAGACACACAGGACCCGACTTCGGCCGTTCCCGAACAACCACACGATCGCTGTACTGGCCCGGCTGCAACCAGGAACCAGAACCCATCGACGGGATGTTGCCGAAGAAGCGTGCCGCCTGGTTCGGGTCCTTCTTGACCAGCTTCGATGCTTCCGCCTCGATACGGTCAAGGTTCACCCATCCGGTGACCCGGTTGCCGCCGCGGTCGAGCTTCAGCGCCGAGTCACCGTAAACGATGCGGTGGATCTTCTGCCTGTCGACCTTGTTCGTGTACGACAAGTGCTCGGGCGCCTTCGTGTGATCCACCAGAACGTCAGGCTCATTCGACTCCGCTAGCTGCTGCGCAACCGAGTTCTCCGCGAGGTCCCAGCCGTTCGTGATCAGAACTGGGCGACCGCCGGTACCAGCGAGGCCGCGGTACTGAGTGTCGGCCATCTTCTCGAGCTGGCTCCCGCCCGGCCATGTACCCGGCTCATCCTGAGGGACGAACGTGACACGAGCACCAAGCCGAGAGAGTGCCTTCGACGTCACTGGTTCGATCCACCCAGCACCGGGAAGGTTGATGCGCGTCTCACCCGTATCCGGGATCAGATCCGTCAACGGGCCCGTGTCGATCATCGGCCGCAACGCCTTATAGACGTTGTCGGTCTGATCCTCAGTCGACGCCGTCACCTGGATGATCGCAGTCGGCCAGGGGCGTGCGACCGGTTCACCGTTCGCATCCCAGCCTGCGAAGATCACATCCCCGACAGCCTCAGCACAGATCATCGCCGCCACGAACGGGGACTTGCCCCACTTCTGCGGCCGAACCAGCATCGACTTCGTGTAATGCCATGCCGTCTGCCACGAGTGCTCGCGGGCTCCCTCATGCAAGCGGTAATGCTTGACGAGGAACGTCCACATCTCGTCGGTGAGCATGTACGGCTGCCCCGCGAGATCCCCGTCCGGGATCACGCAGTGCTCCTCAATCCACTCACCGATCGACCACCCAAGCGACGGGAACTCGCCCTCATACTCCGGGCCCCGCCAAGGCATCAGCCGACAACCTTCAGCTCAGCACGCTTGCTGGTCGCCTTCGACACCTTCGACTCATCGCGCCTCTCAGCAACCTCATCCGAAGTGACCTCCCACAGCAAGGAACGCAGCGCCTTCGGATTCAGACCAAGCCGATCCTCCATCTGACGAACCTCAGCCAGGATCGCCGCAGACGGCGAGTTCTCCGGGTTGGGATCCTCCGTCGCCTCAATCAGAAGCGCATACCGGGCAACGACTCGAGTCCAACCCTGCGCCTCCCACGCCGAAGCCTGAGGAGTGCGCCACAGATCAGCCCACACATCCGGCTCCGTACGAGACAGGATCGGCCACACCGGAACATCACCCTGACGCCCACCAGCTGGCAGCATCGTCTTCCCAACCGTCGCATTCCTACGACGACGACTCGACGGATCCTTCGGTGCAGGTCCAGGCATGGTGAAACCTCCGATGAAGCCTTGCGCTTCGCTGATCAGAGCAGGCCTTGCGCTCACTCACGGCAGCACCATTGCGGCACCCACCAGGCAGGCCCAGGAGGCCGCTCACGCGACTCCCAAACCCGTACACAGAAAAGATCCCATCCCCGGCGGTACGTCGTGGGTGGGGTCGAGGGGGTCATCCCCCAGGGGTGTGGTGGGCCTTGCGCCCTCCATCAGATCGGTTGCAGTGGACGTGTTCTGGTCCTGTCCACGTGGTGCGTGTGTTGTTGTGTCCGAGGTCCCATGGCTCTGCCCGTGCTATGGGTTGTCCGCACTTGGCGCATGGTGTGTGGCCTCGGGCTACGACTGGTGCCCATCTGCGGCGTTCTCTGTCGTGGGCTGTGTCGTATCCGCGTTGTTGTCTGCTGCCTCGTGTGTGTTCGTTGAGGCGGGCGTGGGTGGGGCAGCGGGGGCCGTAGGTCTTGGGGTAGATCTCGGGGCACCCGGGTTCGGAGCAGACTCTCACTGGTCGAGCGTGTCGCGCACGGTCTGCTTGAGCTCTTCGGTGTCGACGCTGAACACGATGGTGGCCCGGACAGTGGTGGGTCCGGCTGGGTTGAGCAGGGATACCTCTAGGCTGCCGGGGTCTATGTGCTGGGGGTCGATGCCTGCTGGCGAGATGGAGGGGAGGGCGAGGACTGCCTGCTCCCATTCGGTGCCGAGACTGATGGGCATCGTCACCCTCCGTTGGTTGGTTCCGTCCTGGGCCCGTCGTGGTGAACGTTGGGGTTGGTCCGGTCACGCTTGATGCCTGCACGGTGGGCATGCTTGGCGAGGAGTCTGCAACCTTGTTCTGAAGGGGGTGGTGTGATCGGGCCCAGGAGGGAAGACGGTCAGGTGTGGTGGCCTGATAGGTGGTGGGTCAGGTCGTAGAACCTGACCTGGTGAAACAAAGACGGCCCTCACGATGGAGGGCCGTCGGGCCACACCTGGTTGGTCCGGGTGGGCGGGGCTTGTGGCTTCCTGTCCGGTTTTGGGCGGACTTCTGGAAGGCACTCACATGTTAACACAAGCGTGTTGGTTTTGGTGGGTCATCCTGCGTGTCGTTCTTCGAGCTCTCCGATCAGTTCTTCGACGGCGTCGTGTCCGGTCCATGTGGTGACGGGGTCGCAGGCTTTGCAGATGGCGGAGAGGATGACGGGTTTGTCGTTGTCGTCGAGGCGGTACAGGAGTTCGAGGGGCCATGTTCCGCCTTCCCCATCCGGTCCGGTCCAGGTGCGTTTCCCGCAGATGGGGCATGGATAGGTGATGCTGCGCCGGCGGGGCGGGTCCATGTGTGCCCGGATCAGGTTCGCCCATCCGCATAGCTGGGTGATGTACCAGGCTGCTGCTTCGGGGTCACTGTTGAGCTTTGAGAAGCGGGGTAGCCAGTGCACCAGGTTGAGTCTGGCGTCCTTGACGGCGGTGACGTTGATGATGCGGCACCAGTCGGCCGTCTGTGAGGCGATCTTCGAGTACTCGTACAGGGCGGTCGAGTCGAGGATGTTCCTCGTGGAGGCGAGCGCTGAGGATCCTGCGGCGGTGTTGCTGGACGGGATGACAGCTTCACGGAACTGGTCGAGGAGTGGGGCGTGTTCGACGGTCCAGGTTTTCAGGTGGTTGCCGTCGTCGTCGAACTGTCGGACCTTCTCGACTACGGGTTTGGTGAGTGCTTCGACCGCTGCCAGGAGCGGATCAGTTTCAGACATGCGGGCGTCCCTTCGGGTTGATGCCCTGCCGTTTGAGGGCTGTGTTGTGTTCGTCGAGCATCACTTGGGCGTAGTTCCATTCCGAGAGGACAATGCGCATGTGTTCGAGCGCATCGGCGATGCCACGGAACGCTGCGGCGATACGGACGGAGGGCTTCTCAGGCATGCGGGGTCTCCTTTAGGTCGCGTTCTGCTTCGATGAGCCGGCTGATAGCGGCCGCATCCGTGGTCGTGGTGCAGAGAGCATGAGCATCCAGAAGAGCCTGCTTGCGGACGTGGCGGTCACGCGCCGATAGCCATCGGTTGAACTGGTCGGCCGCCGCAGCCTCCGTTACTCCTTCTGCGCGACCGTCGACCCACCACCATCTGACGTCCCCAGTCCAGGGGACCGAGAGTGCTGTTGTCGCTTCTTCGGTCACTGTCCTTCTCCTTCCGCGAGAGCACGGAGAGCGGCAATGCCTTGTGCGGCCGACCACTCAACACCTTTTGACCACTCGTCCCGGTTCTCGGCGACCAGGATGCGCTTGATCACTTCGGCGGCTTCTCGGAGTGCTTCCTTCCGCACTGCGGCGTCATGCTTGACCAACCAACGATCGAACTCGGCCTCTCCCTTGGCGTGGGTTTCGGCGCGAGATGCGTGCATCCACCTGTCCTTCACGTCCTGGGCGGAGGGGATTTCGTCGTCTCGAAACGTCTCTCGCATCACCCTTCCTCCCTTCGCGCTTGGTATCCGTCAAGGAATGCCGCCTCCGGGGACGCATGTTCGCCGTCACCACTAGTCCGCCATTTGTCCAATGCGGCCAATGCTGTCTCGTCATGCCACCAAACGTTGTCAACGGCCGCCAGATTGGTCGCTTCCTTCCGCGCCCACTCAGCACCAGCGATGAACGCGGCGCGTTGTACCTCGCCCAGGAACTGGCCCGGGTACCGGTTGGCGGCTTCGTCTGGGATGTTCACTGTTCCCCCTCGGGTCGCACGTCCAGGTCGGCTAGGTCAAAGTCGAATTCTGACCGCGGCCGGACGATGCCCCGGTGCTGCTCGATCCATTTGCGTTCCCAGTCCTGCATGTCTTGCGTCTGATCGAAATCCTTCTGTCCGCTCATGCCTGTTCCCCCTCAACCGGATCCGACAGGTCAGCGAGAACGGATTCGGTCGCCCGAAGAATCGCCGCCATCCGAATTTGGGTAGGCGGATGGGGTGCTTCCGCAGCGATATACGCCTTCGCTTCCCGAAACTCGTCCGCCAGCGTTCGGAGTTGTGCCCGCAGAGCGTCGTTCTCGGTAGCAACAGCGCGCAAATCGTCGCGGTAGTCGTTGATGCGGTGGACAAGTGCGCGGCGTTCAGCACGACGCGCCTCCCGCAGAGCATCACGCTCGTCGAGTGCGTCCTGCGTCGTCTCCGCCTCCTGGATGAGCGCGCGGTCGAGACCCTCAACAGCATTCGCCAGGGCGTGCAACACGTGCGCCGGCGTGAATCCACCGAACGCGGCGATCTTGCGTGCTTCCTCGACCAGCTTCGTGTAGTCGTCACTCATCGCTCATCGCTCTCCAAGTGGTTTGCGGCCATCGAACTGTCTGCGTAGTCCCAGTGGTTGCGGAGCTTGTACGCGCCATCCCAGCGGCGCTCACCACGCCACGTCATCTCTGGTTCTCCTTCTTGGGTGCGTGGCAGCAGATCCCTGCGACCGCTGAATGCCCGAACGGTGTCTTGCATTTCGCACAGCAGGGTTGCGGTGGGGTGGTTCGTTCTCTTGGTGTGGGTGCCCATTCAGGGCGAGGAGACAGATCGATACGGTTCCTCACGAGTGCACCGCCTCGGCCTTGCCGCCTGATGCCTCACCTGCGACGTACTTGGAATCGATGAGTTCGCGTTCGTACTTCACGACTTGCTCGCGCCAGAGGCTCGCACGACGCGGATACGAGTCGAATGCCTCGCGTGCGCGCCCCGCAGGATCGGTGTCCGACCAGGAATCGAACTGCATGATCACCGAGCCGTCGAATGTGTCCCAGATAGTCCAGCGCTCGCCTTCGCTGATGATGCGGCTCATGCTTCCTGCTCCTCGAATGCGCTGGGGAGGAACTCGAACTCGATGACTCGAAGCATTTCGGTTGGGGACAGTTCGGGTGCCGGCGGACGAGTGTGCTCCTGGTCATGCATCAGTGCCTTCTTTCGGGTGAGTGTTTCGCTTCGTGGTAGGAAGACCGAGATGCGTGTACGCGGTACGAACCGCATCCCAGGACACCCCGAGCTCCCGTGCTGTTTCCTTCATCGACCGGCCCAAACCATGCAGCTCACGGATCCGCGAAGCCACAACCTCGTCCTGCCAATCCAGGACAGGGGGACGGCCACGCACATCACGCTTCGGCTTCACATGCGGCAGGTCACACTTCGGCTCTGGTCGCGGCTGACCCAGCAGCCCTTGTGCGGCGTCCACGATCACGTCTGCGATGGACTGGCTACGGTTATCCGCGATGGTCGCGAGCTGCCCCCATACCTTCTCCGGGAAACGAACAACCTGAGTCATCACGCCACCCCCAGAGACGAGAGCCGACTTATCCACAGCCCTACTCGCGCGTTCAGGAAAGTGAGATGAGAATCCTTGGTCTTAACCGCGTACGTCAGTTGCGTTCGTTCGTACGTACGTACGTGGCATTTTTGAGCATGGCTGGGGCATATGCTCCCGGCATGCTCGGGCATTGCTCCGAGCATTACTCGGCCCTCCCGTTCTTCTTGCTCCACCGAGCCTCCGCAGCCTTCCGCGCCTTCTCAGAACGAGCCCTGGCAGCGTCATCAGTGGGCTGGTATTCCGCGTAATCATTGACTTCCCAGCCCCCCGGACGCTCATGCCACATGCCCACCTCGACGAGAAGCTGAGCCGACCGAGGGTTGCCATGGAACAGACCAAGCGCACCTTCCGGGATGAACCCGGCGTTGCCCTGTTCGGCGCAGTAACCGAGACCGAAAACGAACACGTTGAGTGCCCGATCGCCTCCCTTTTGAGGCAAGAGTGCGAGCACTTTGTGGTTCCGGGAGATCGCAGCCTGCACTCTCACCCAACTCAGGGCGTCCATCAGGCTGCACCCCCGAAGTCGAAATCGAGGGGCTGTTCGGTCTCTGCCTCGAGACGGTTCGCTGCTTTCTCGCACTGCGACTCGCGCTTCTCGAACAGGACTGCACGGCGCCCCAGCTGACGGGCCGCAACACCAGTCGAGCAGGAGCCAGCGAACAGATCCACCACCGTCCCACCGACCGGCACAGAGCTCGCTACGTACAGCTGCGCCAACTTGACGGGCTTCTCGGTCTCGTTGATCGCCTTCCCGTGCATCGAGCGAAGGCGGATGACTGATCGCATGAGGCGGTCGCCGCCGTCGACCGACGTGAACGGTGCCTTGTCGATAGCGCCCATTTGCGTCGGCCGGGTCTTTGTGCGGACTACCCGTTTGATTGCGTCGGGCGTCGTCGGCGGTTCGTTATGAAGCGCACCCCACTCGCCCCGGTAGAACTGCACCGCGAACTCGTGCACCCGTTTGAAGCGATCGGCGTGGAACCCGGATCCGTTGTGCTTCTCCCACACGGTGTCCTGGGCGAGCTTCCACCCCGCGGCGCGGAACTCGGCCACGTGCTCCATGAACATGCGGAACGATCCGAAGCACCACAGGTTCGAGGTTGCTCGAGCGGCGTCCGCCAGCCAGCCTTCTACCCAGACATCCCAGTCGAGGGAGGTCTCACCGTACGGCGGGTCAGTGACGATCGCGTCCGGGTGCGCTGCGTCTACGATGTCGAGGTGGTCGCGGTAGTCCCCGAGGTAGAGCGTGACGAGGTCGTCTTGGTAGTACGGGGTGCTCATGGTCTCCCTCCTTTCGTTGTGTATCCGCCGGCGGCTTCGATGAGTTCGACCGCGAGAGCCTTCGGAATGGACTTCGCACGCCCCTCCACATCAGGGAGGAAGTAGCCGCCCAGGTTGCGGTCATAGAACGGGACCTCATGGGCTGCCATCAACCGGTTCCTTCGCAGCTTCCACCCGTTGTGGAGGGCGAGTTCCTGAAGGTCGGACTCGAACCGCCCATTGCAGGGAATGCACGCCGTCAACCCATCAGCCGGGGTCAGGGCGGGTGCCTTCTTCCCACGACCCCCATGCCCACTTGCGGATCGGTGCTGCCACGACAACGGCCACTGCGCACCACACGACACACACCGGTACCCGTCACGCTTATACGTCAGGTCACGAACCTGCTTCGACGGGGCGGTCATCACTCGCTCTCCGTTCCGCGGAGCTGCTCGAGAGCGGTCGCATCGTCGGGGTGAAGGACCCACTTGTCGGAGATGGTCCGTCCGTCAGGAGCGATCTTCACCACGAACCATTTACCGCTCAGATCGCCGCGGTGGAGACGAACAGTTCCAGCATGCTCGCGGGTCATGCGGCCACCTCCAGCGTTTGGATCAGCTGCTCACCGATGAACTCCGTGTATGCCGGCGGGATCGCTTCTGAGAGCTCACGACGGTCAGAGGTCCAGTCGATGCCGAGCGCTTCCTGCCACTGCTCAACGGTGCCCTTACCTCCCCCGTTTCCGTAGACCGCGAAGTAGGGGCCGTCGTAGAACTTCCCGTGCCGCCACCCGGCGACCCGGCCTCGGTGTGGGATGTGCGCCGGCTTGACTGCAGCCCACCCGCCCAACTCGAAGAACCGGTGCCGAATGACACGAAGGCCGAACATCTCCCCACAGAGAGTGAGATCACGTCGAACGGGAGCGCCTTGCACGTTCTCGATGACGTAGGGAACACCTGTCTGCTCGAGGAGCTCGCGCACGGGCTCGATGAGAAGGGGCCACTCGTTGCCGTGCACAGCCTTCAACGCGGTGTAGCCCTGGCAGGGAGGCGATGCGTGGATCGCGACGATGTCGGCGAGGGTGATGTAGTCCCACTGCAGCATTCGGCCGAAGGGGCGCATGACTGCGGACTCGAAAACGATGCTTCCGCCGTTGAGCAGTGTCTGCAGGACCTCGAGGGCGTCGCCTTGATGGAACCCGAATGGGTAGTTGGGCTGGCTGTCTTTGTCCACTCCGAAGATGCGGAACCCTGCGCGGCGGTAACCCATGCCGGCGCCACCTGCGCAGCAAAAGAGATCCAACATGATGGGCTCGTTCATCCGGTCACCTCCGTGATGGTGACTTCGAAGTGCGGCTGCGCGTCCTTCTCGTATCGAATGGTGGCGCCGACTTTCTCCATGTACTGGGGTGCGTCGTCGGGGACCAGATGTGCGCTGATGCCTTTGTCTGCTCCGATTCCGTCGTAGATGGCTTTGAGGAACGGGGCGAGGTTGTCTTCGTCGCGTCGGTGGCGGGTGTTGACCACCCAGACGACGTCGACTCGGCATTTCTGCAGGGTGGGGATGTTGAGGGCGCGGATCTCGGTGCTGACGAAGAGGCGCACGTTCTGGGTGGAGGCGTGCTTGACCGCCCAGTGGGAGGGCCGATCGTTGGCGTTGAGTCCCTTGGGTGCCCGCTCGTATCCGAGGGTGAACGTCCACTGCCGGTTCATGCTGCGTCTCCCAACTGGTGGCGTAGTTTCCGCAGTTCACGTGCCGTGAGACCGCCCCACGTGCCCCAGTACTCGCCGTTGTCGATGGCGTATTGGAGGCATTGGGTGCGGACTTCGCAGGAGGTGCAGATGCGGATGGTGGGGCGTGGTGATTCGCCGCTTTCCGGGAACCACGCGTCGGGGTTGGTGGTGGCGCATGCGGCGTCGGCCATCCAGTCGAGTGCGGTTTCGTCGGTCAGGGTGACGGCGATCAGGTCGAACATGTCCGCGGTCATGCTGCCGTCTCCTTCGCGTCCTGGAACGCCTGCCGAAGGGCGGCGAGGATGTCCTTGTTGGCGCCGGCGGCACGCGCTGCGATACCGAGAGCCGAGATGGCGTCGGGGTTGCCCTCGGCTGCCTCAAGTTCGGTGAGCCAGTCGCGTCCGGACGTGTCTTCGGGGTCAGCGGTGGTCGCGCCGTACTGTCGTGCGTCTGCACCGTCTGCTAGGCCGAGGACTCCCCAGAGCCAGTCCATCGTGAAGTCCGGTTTCGGGGTCTTCCTGTCCAGCTGGAATCGGGTGGACTTGACCTTGCGGATCAGGTATTCGCCACGTTCCGGCATCTCGACGATGACCTGCGCGTCGTACGGCAGCGTCTTGTAGCCCTGGATCTTCCACTCCCGCTCAGTGGTGGGCGTCTTGCCGTTCATGACGACGACCTGCTCGAGACGGGAAGTGAGGATCACGGGGCCGTTGTGGCGGCGCAGTCGGTCGTAGAACTGCTTCCACGTCTTCGCTGCTTCGTTCCACAGCTCAACCGAGATGGGGGCGTCATCGCTGCGGGAGGCGTTCTGCTTCTTCGAGTTCGCCTTGGTCTGTGCGTTCGTGGACAGCAGATCCCAGAACCGTCCCCCGGAGTCGATCACCCACAGGGTGGGCAGCCCGTCGACGTCGGGTTCCTTCTCCATTTCGTCGAGAGTGGAGATGATGCCCTTGGCGGTGCCGTCGTGGAGGACGATGTCAAAGTTCGCTCCGGGAATGGCGCCGTATTCGTCGGGCATGTCTTCGTCGATGGTGACGGCGAGGGTTCGGCCGATCCGGGGGCTTGCTGAGGCGCTCAGAGCCGCCCACGTCTTACCGGCTCCCTCGCGTCCTGCGAGGACCGTGATCGGCCACGAAGGACGTCCTGTGGGGCGTCTGGTCTGGATCGTCATGCGATTGCTCCTTCGAGGAACATCAGCCACGTGGGTGGCTGGATCGGGTCTGGGGTGACGCTGTATCCCGGCCAGAGGTCGGCATCCGTGCAGGCGGCGAACTTCGCGTAGCCCTCGCGGACTCTCTTGCGCCCCATGTCGGCGAACTCCGGAGCGAGCTCATACACGCCGACTAGATATGGCGCTGTCTTCTCCACCACAACGAACTTCATGCGGGCCATGAACTCGCCCGTGGCGGCGGCGTATGTGCCTAGGTAGTGCTCCTGACGGACGTCGTACCGGAGTTCGGGTTTCGCGACGGTGCGGGCGAATGCTTCCGGGGAGGCATCCGATGCACTGGTTTTCAGGTCGACGCACCAGGGGTCGTCGACGGTGAAGTCGGGGAGGTAGTCGAACCGGCAGCGGATGGGTACACCGGCGTCGGGGTCGGTGGCGAAAACGGATGCTTCCGCCTGCCCTGCCTGCTCGAACAGAGACCGTGCCAGCGGGTGGGCGAGGACGGACTCTGCGATGGCGTTGATCTCGTCGTACTCGGACTTCTTCACCGGGATCCGTCCGTGATCGCGGGCATCCTGGATGAACGCCTTCGCTTCCTTCGTGGAGGCTGCACCGTTGATCGCGAGGTATTCGTCGGGGATGTCTGTGATGGGTGCACCGATACCGAGGACTTTCCCGTGCACCGCACTGCCGACGTCGTACGCCTTCTTCGCGGGTTCGGGGTTGTCCCGGTAGTGCTTGTACTTCGCCGGCGCCTGCAACAGCTTCACCAGACCCGTGCTGCTGAGCGCAGGGTCGGAATGGTAGAGACGCTCATCGAGGCCGTGAACGATGCCTGTGTAGCTCATTCGTGGTCCTCCGCCTCATCGTCGACGTCCTCGTACCATTCGTCGAAGTAGTCGAGGTCGTCGAGGTCGTACGGGTTGGTTTCGAGAGGGTCAGGGAGAGAACCGAATCTGGTCATCAGTCCGTCACCTCCTCGCCGGCGTGCGTGCCGTCGCCCTTGCAGACCTCCGCGATCCAGCCGTGCTCGCAGGTGTTCCATAGGAAGTCGCTCCGCAGTGGCAGCGGCGGTGTGACCATCGGTGCCCACGGTGCGGCGTTCATGCGAGGTCGATTCCGGGTCGGGGCGGATACGGGATTGAGAGATCGTCCTGGTCGCGGAGTTCGTCACCGGCTGCAGCAAGGTCGTCGTCGTGTGCGGGTTCTTGTGTGTGGAACACGGGGAGGACGGGTGCGGTCGGGGCGGGTGTGCGGGTGGGGAGGTCACGGTTCGAGAACTCGGGACCGTAGAGAATGTCCGCCAGGTTGCGGGTGAGGTCATTCATCGGATGCCCCCTCGAGCCAACCGAGCACGTCGGGGCTTGTCTCACCGCTGTTGAGTTGGTCGGCAGTAAGGCCCGCAACTCGCCATGTTACGAACGGGGCGACGCGGGATGTGACGGAATCGAGGACGCCAGGCATACCCGAGCCATCCGTGACTACGGAGTAGCGGAACCGGGCGCTCATCGGGTGCCTGCCAGGACGTCGAGTGCCAACGTGAGGCCGGGTGTGGTCTCGGTTTCCCGGGTGATGCCGGTTCTCCTGTCGTTCAGGGCCGCGTTGAGCACAGCCCGCTGAGCGTCCACGTAGGGGTGCACGATCGAGGTGGAAGGGATGCTGGCGAGGGCGGTCTCTACCTGCTCCTTCGCCGCACGAACCCGATCCAGGTTCGTCTTCAACTTGGTAGTCATTTCGGGTCTTCTCCTTCGATGAGGTCGTTGAGCCAGGTAGCGGTGATGCCTAGGAGGGCGCCGCCACCGGCGATAAGGGAGCCGATCATTACGAGGAACGGCAGTGCGGCCAGTACGGCCAGTACGGTGATGAGGCAGCCGCCGAGGATGATGAAGATGAGGAACGCGTTCGCACGGTTCACCGAAAACGCACCCCCTGCAGGTAGAGCACCCAGAGGGCTACAGCGAGCGCTGCGAGGAGCAGGCCGGCGAGGGCGATGGCTTTCGGTACCCAGTCGGGGCGTCCGGGCTTGAAGGCGTTCATCCCCACACCGCCTTCACAACCGTGCAGACAACCCACACGAACGGGAGGAGCAGAACACCAGCGGTGGCACCGGCCGCGATCACGGCCACCCATGCGGGGCCCGGGTTCTCAGGTGTGTAGTCGTGTCTCATCACGACACCTCCCCGAGAATCGCGTGAGCGAGATTCATGAAGCCCACGAACTCCTCTTCGTGGTCTTCCTCGCGCCAGGGACCCGGGGTGCTATTCGCCTTGAGATGGTCGAGCTTCTCGATCGCTGTTGCGATCGTCTCCGCGGCGTTCATCGGGACACCATCCGAGCGAATGCGTCCGCGATCAGCGCCGGACCTGCGTCGTCCAGGTGGACTCGATCGCACGGGGCGACCTCGTGCTGGATGAGGTCAACGCCGTAGCGGTCCGCGAGGGACAGCAGCACGCGTCGGATCAGCTTCGTGTCAGGACGCTCGGGCGACGACCCGTACGAATCGGCACGGACGTTCGGGACACCCGCCAGAGCCCGGATACAACCCGCGAGGGCGTCCGCCTCCGGAACAGCGGTCGGTGTCGGCGTGGCCTTGACCTGCTCCTTCCACGCATCCCTTTCGGTACGCATCTGCGCTTCACGGTCCTGTGCTTCGCGAACCTTCGTGACCAGCTGCGCTTTCGTGAGTTCGATGAGTGCCATTAGCAGGTCGCCTCCTCTACTTCGTTGTCGACCTTGTCGACCGGGGGAATGAACGTGGACCGCGGAAACAACGGCAGAACGATCTGGGCGTGCTTACTCATCGGGTCACCTCCTGCCCCAGAAGTCGAGCGCGCTCAGCGGTGAAGAATGCGACGTCGTCCCAGAAGCCGAGCTTCCGAGCGGACACGATCAGTGCATCCAGTTCGGGAATCGTCCAGAGGCTCATCGGAATGCCTTCCTCTCGACAAGGTGCATCCAGACCGTCACAGCCACGAACACCACACCCGTCGCCGTCACAGCACCCGCAGCGAAAAACCTGAACGTGCGCATCAGAGGGCCTCCCCACGGACGTCAGCACGAATCAGTGCCGCACCGAGACGAGCAGTAGGGATGATCTCCTGCTCAGCGAGGCGCTCCCACAACTGACCAGCAGGAGCCTGCAGCGTCCAGTTCGACCGCTCATCCGCATCGCAGATGATCGTGATCGTCTCCGGGTGCAGCATCTGCATCGGTGCCCGGTTCCACGTCGTCACCACCTGCGCGGTCATGACGCCACCGCCGCGGCCGAGTCAGACAGGCGCCGGTAGATGACATCCAGCCCCTTACCCGTGATCCGAACCTGCGGGGCCGACGACTGAAGGGTTTCCCCCGTCACCGTGTCCACATAGGTGCGGATCTTCTCCGTCAACAGACCCTGCTCGAGGATCCGCTGGTAGGCGTGGGGCCGGCCCTTGTGGTCCCGGTACATCCACACCCAATCGACCAGCAGCGCAACCAGCCGCTTCTGACCGATGACGATGTGCTTCTGCTCGAACAAGCAGTGCGCAGCATCCGTGTACGACCACGACCCCGCCGACGACACCAACGCATCCCACGCCGACGCCTTCGGCGCCAGAACCTCGATCTCCTGCGCCTGCTGTTCCGTCTTCGTCTTGAGGATGGTGAGCGCCTGAAGAACGACCTCCGTCTCCGAGAGCTCGCGGCGGGGTGTGGCGCCGTTGATCCATTCGTGGATCTTGTCGGCGAGTTCACGCTGGTACCGCTCGACCATGACCCGTGACTCCTCGTCACGGATCCGGGAAGTGGTGATGGTCGCCAGCCACATGCCGACGATGCGGGTGTTGATGAGGTAGCGGGGATAGGAGCGCTCAGCACCCGGGAGCATGACCTTCGTTACAAAGGTCATGCCCTGCGCCCACGCCTGACGCTCAAGCGACTGACGCTGACCCTCAGCGTCAAGCCCGAGGTTGTCACACAGCTGCCCTAGGAGCAGATAATCGACTCCGTCGAGAGTGATGGTGTTGATGCTCTGCCCATAGAAGCTGTGTGTTGCGGCCTTCGCGGGTAGAATGTCGGTGGAATTCACTACAGTTCCTCTCTGATTCGCCTCGGTTGCCCCCGAGGCGTTTCTCTTTTGGTGTTGCTATGCGACTTGCGGTTCGCTCATGAACCGCTCGATGGCTTCCTCCGGGTACCGGATTCGTCTCCCTTGCCGCACGTAGTCCGGGCCTTTGCCCTGCGTCCGCCAGTTGGCGAGAGTGCCGACAGAGAACTTGATCCGGTCCGACACCTCCTGTGGCGTGAGATAGACCTTGGCGGCCGCGTTCATGCCGCATCGGCCTTCGAGTTTTGATCCGAGCCGGGGGTCCGTCCTGCTGCGGCGCGAAAGATGTCATCCGGATCGATGCGAAGGGCGGCGGCGATGCGCGCTACCTCTACGACGTCGAAGGGCGTCTTCCCGGTCGTCTTGCGTGACAGGGTTGCCTTCGGGATTCCGGTCTCTTCCGCGACTGACGAGTGAGTTCTCGCCGCCCGCGCAATCTGGGCCCGCACCTCGGCGGCGACTGCTTCGCCGTAAGTGAGTGCTTCCATGTGCCCACAATAGGTTCCATTTGGAACCGGGTCAAGCTCATTGACCCCGTTTCCAAAAGTGGCTATGTTGTTCCATATGGGAACCGCTAGTAGAGAACTTGGTCCGCTTGTTGAGGCCGTCGCAGCAGAGCTTCGCGCCCGCCGCGCCTACCTCAACCTGGGGATCCGTGAGCTCGCCGATAAGGCACGACTTCCCCACCCCACCGTCTCGAAGAGCCTCAACGGCAAGCGCGTCATCGACGTTGAAGAACTTGGACGTCTCGCCTATGCGCTCAACATCGGCCCGGATGTCATCATGCGTGACGCCCTCGCCAACCTGAAGAAGCGCGGCTTCGAGATCTCGAGCTACATCCCCTCACTCAACAATGCAGACGCCGCCGACCTCCGTCGCTTTGGCATCAAGCCCCGCTTGAGTGTCGTACCCCCTACGGATACTGAAGACCTTCACAACGTAGACATCAGCGGGGAAAAGATGGCGGCTTCGAAGGACACGAAGCCGGTCCCGCCAGAGAGGGGAGAGTCGTGACACTCAGCGACTGGGATCTGTTCGATATCGAGACGTATGACCCGCGCCGGCCGGTCCCGAACTCGACCAGCTACATGTTCGGGCTGCACAGCTTCTACGACGGCCCGTGCGCGATGGACTACGACCCCGCGGTGCACGCCGAAGATCTCGGCATTCCAGTTATCTACCGGTCCGATCTGCCCGAGCCCGACATGGTCGCCGGGTTCTCACTTCGGTTCCAAGCGATCTTCATGCTCCCCAACCTGCACAGCGCGGTTGAACGTTGCGCCCTGGCGCACGAGATCGTGCACTGGGAACGCCAAGATGAACACGACACCCAGGGTGCAGACGATCGGGCGGATCGCATTGCCGCACGGCGCCTGATACGGCCATCGCGAATCCGTGAGGCAGCTGAGGCAGGCAACGACTACGGACGCATCGCTCTCGAACTCAACGTGACGGAGAAGATCATGGAACTTTTTGTGAGGAGCTATGGCTAGACCACCACTCGTTCTCGAAACCTGGGGGAAGATCACTCGCGGTAAGACCGCTAGTGGCACTCCTATGGCTACGGCTTTCTACAGGGACAGCGACGGGCACACGCGCCGGATGCTGCGAACGGGGAAGACTCCCCAGAACGCTGAGGACAACCTCAAACGAGCACTCAAGACGCGTTTGGCGCCTGAGGCTGAGGGCATCACTCCATCCATGCGCATTTCCGCCCTCGCCGACGAATGGTGGGAGGAATGGCTATCCGCGAAGCCTCGACCGATCAACACGGAGCGGAGGTACAAGGGCATTCTTGAGAATCACATCAAGGCAGGGCTCGGCGGCCTCATGATCAGCGAGGCGTCCGTCTCACGCTTGGACAGGTTTCTCAAGGCGAAGACGAAGAACGTCGGATACTCGAGTGCCGCGCTCGCCCGAGTGATCCTCAGAGGAATGATGGGGATGGCTGCACGCCACGGCGCGATCATGTCCAATCCGGTCGACTCATGCGCCACTATCCCGGAACCCGAGAAGGCTCCTGTGGCGTGGTCCCTTGACGAGATTGCCGACATCCGCACGACGCTGGCCGCTTGGGATTCGGGGAAGGACAAGAGCGGACGCGCCAGGTCGTCGGATCTTTCCGACCCGTGCGATTTCATGTTGGGCACCGGATGCCGGCCGGGCGAGGTGTTCGCACTGCGTTGGGCGGACGTTGACCTTGAGTCTGAGCCCGCCACCGCCCGGATTCGCGCGACGGTTGTGCGGGATCGAGACTTTGGCCTCACGATTCAGGAGCACACCAAGGGCCACAAGGTTCGAATTCTGAAGCTGCCTCTGTTCGTCGTGGACATGCTGAGGCGACGAAGCGAGACGGCCTACACCGAAGTCGTGTTTCCTTCCTCGACTGGCACCGTGCGGAGCCCTGACAACTTCCGAGTGCAGTGGAATCAAGCGCTTGGCGATGTCCCGATTGTGGACGCGATGCCGAAGGTGTTCCGGTCGTCCGTGGGTACGTTCGTGGCGAAGACGGCGAGCAAGGACAGCGCGCAGAAGCAGCTGGGGCATTCGTCGGTCACGATCACCGAGAAGCACTACATCGATGAGGGCGAGCATGGGCCGGACCTCACTGCTACGCTGGAACTACTGAACACGGTGAAGGTGGTCAGCGATCAAAACAGCCAATAAAGTGCGAATCTGCTAGGTTTGGCTCAGCTTGAACCGCTGTACTTTCCAGTGTTTTAGCCACGCGAGTGTAGTTCAATGGTAGAACTTCAGCTTCCCAAGCTGATAGCGCGGGTTCGATTCCCGTCACTCGCTCCATGATCGAAGGCCGCGGGGGGCGGTGAATTCTCGCGGTACACGACGCCAACGTGAGTCGTCGGCTGAGATCACGTGCCGATGGCCACGTCGACGCAGCCGATACGCAGTTGAGGGAATGGTCGCGGTCATGCCCGTTTGGCCGCCTCGGTGACGCCGGGATGCCACCGTCGTATCGAGCCGGACCGACGCACACGCATACGCCCGAAGACACATCTCGGCTTGAGCGTGCTGAGCGCTGAGCCTCAGGAGCATGGACGAATCATCCGGATCCCGCTGGTCCACGGGCCTGGCCGGACTATCCAGCGACCAGCCGTGGCAGACTAGTTCAACGCGCGCATCGCGCAAGCACGTCAGATCGCTACGGCGACATGCAGGTTTCGGGGGAAACGTGCCGGTATCAACACAGGCTCAGAAGAACGCGTACGGCGACGGGGTGTCGGGCCGCCAGGGGCGGCTGCACACGTATTCGCGTCCGATTCGCCGTCAGGCTTCGTTGATAGAACGGTCTGCATCAGCCTGACTGGTGCAGCGGGCCAGCGTATTCAGGTTGATTTCGAGACCCTGACCGGCACAGCCTCCTCGCTCACGGCGGTCAGTGCTCCTGCCCTCCCTGCCGCCGCTGCGGTCGAACGGCCGACCAGCGAAGCGGTGCTGGTCTCGATACGTGCCGGGTGGCGGTCGGACACGATCGTGACCGACCTCGTCGAGCTCGGCACCCGACTCGGTCTGACGGCCGATGATTTCCGGACGACCGAAGAAACGGCAGCCGGTGAGCTGCGGGCGCTCGAGGGAGGGTTCAGATGACCGCAACGATCACCGCGACATCCCGCGCGAAAGACCTCATCCCCGGCAACGTGACCGCCTTCCGTGCCGAAGCCGACGTGATGACCGCCCGCAGCCGTGACTACGACGCCCTCGAAGCGACACTGCGCAATGCTGCCAGTCAGGTCAAGTGGGAAGGCCGCGCTGCAAACGCGTTCGCGGACGTCGTGTCCGTGATGCGCAAACGGATCCAGCATGTTGCCGACGACTTCACCGACGGCGGTAAGGCGCTCAACTCCTTCGCCCACACCCTCGAATGGGCGCAGGGCGAGGCCGAACGAGCGATCACCATCTGGAAGAAGGCAGACGCGGACGAGCGCGCGGCCGCCGCAATACAAGACCCCCTGCTGAAGCCGCTCACCTCGCATGTGGCGAAACTGGACCAGAGCAAGATCAGCGCCCACACGATCGTGACGAACGCCGCCGAAGCGGTCGACGCGGCCGAGCGCGACATGCTCGCAGTTTTGAAGCTGCTCACGGTTGCACCGAAACCGTTGTTCGCGACCAAGTCGACGAGCAACGCGATCGGGAATTCGATCGGCTTCCTTCAGGGCCTCTCGACCCTCACCGGTCCGGAGCTGAAGAAGTTCCTGGCACAGCACCCGAACCTCGCCGACGAACTCGCCGCGATGGGTGCACCGGCCGTCGCCGCGTGGTGGTCGACCTTGTCGGCCGCCCAACGATCGGCACTGATCAAGGCCCGCCCCGAGGTGATCGGCAACCTGGAAGGGATCCCGTACACGGACCGCGACGAAGCCAACGTCTCCTGCCTCAAAGAGCTTCTCAAAGAAGCGAAGGAGGCCGCCGGGCGCACCATCGGAAGCAGCCGAGTACCGGAGTCTCTCGCCGCCGTCCAGGCGGCGAAAGATCGTGTCAGCGCCCTCGAGTGGCTCTTGAGCGAGTACCGGGATGGCCAGAGCCGGAATCTGAATCCTCCGCGGCTGCTGATGAGCCTCGACACGACGGGTCCCGGCATTCCGCTGGCGCAGCTCTCTGTCGGGAATCCGGACACCGCGACCACAGCGAATTGGATGATCCCCGGAATGAACTCCAGCCTGCTCGAGGCCAAGGACTATCTTCGCGGTGCGGTCAACATGAACTTCAATAACCCGCACAGCGCCACCGTCGTCTTCCTCGGCTACGACAGCCCCAAGTTCCCTTCCGAGGCCGGTGACGTCCTTTCCGGGACCTACGCTCGCGCCGGCGCAGAGCACCTCACGGCCGCGCTTAACGGGTACAACGCCGTCCGCGACGAGGCCGGCACCACCTCTCAGCTGAACGTGATCGGCCATTCGTACGGCACCACGACTGCCGCCTATGCGATGGCCGCACACGATCTCCGGGTCGACAACGCCGTCTTCGTCGGCTCGGCGGGAATCGACCCCAGCATCAGCGCGGCCGACCTTCACGCCCACACCGGGGTGTACGCGACCGAAGCATCGGCCGACGACGTTGCGGATCTTGGACGAACAACAGGCCGCATCGACCCGACAGGCCACGGATTCGGGGCACATGTGTTTGGATCAGACGGGGCAACCTTGCCTGATGGCAGCGTCCTCCAACCGGTCAACGGCCACAACGCGGTCGGCGGCAGCGCGGCAGACGACAGCAACCATTACTTCGGCTTGGGTACTGAGAGCCTGAGAAATATCCGATCGATCATCAATGGCACGCCGACACTGCCATGAACTCCCCCAGCGAGGAAGGTGTCCTGATGAGAGTTCGACTCACGCTCGGTCTCGCAGCGCTCGCGGTGACCCTTTTGGCAGGCTGCAGTGACGTCGACCGGGTGGTCGAGCCGCTGCACCTCCGCTCAGACGTGAAGATGACACCCGCCGAGGCACGCGCCGATCTCGACAAGCGGGAGAGCGACCTCACCGCCCTCCTCGGCGGCGACTGGGACAACCAAGACAACCTCATCGCCTCCTCGTGCGGCGACAACGACGAGGGCCTCTACTACTACGGCGGCCGAAACCGAACGGAACCCATTGCGGACCGTGCAGCCACGGCCAAGAGCACAGCTGCATGGTGGAAGAGCCGCGGAGTCGCTGTCGCATCGGCCAAGTACGGCGAGAGTTATGTTGTCAAAGGTGAAGCCAAGAACGGCACCACAATTTTCCTCAACCTGGATACCGACCGAACCTGGTTCCAGACAGAAGGTGCCTGCGTACCGGGCGACTGGGAAAAGGCCAGGGACGACGACATCGCGCACAGACGTAATGAGATCGTCCGCACCCCGACCCCCGCACCAACCCCTACCGAATAG